TATTGGGCAGGTAAGAATCCATCGACAGATATTGGCCAAGTAGAAGGTGATATAGAAGAATTTGGATATAGTGTAGCTGTTAAAGTTACTGCACATGTTACAAGAAGAAACAGATTAAATATACAAGAAGTTAGATCTGGAATTAATAGACCAACTAATATACCGAGGAACTTGTAATGGCAGAGAAAAAATTAAATAAAACAAATTCATCATTCTCTAGAGATATAGTACCAAATCGTGCTAATGAAGTACGTCGTGATAATGATATTATAAAAACTCCTAAATGTACTATAGAAGATGTAGATTTTGCAATCATATCTTATATAAGAGATATAATGAAACTACAGGTCATTGAAAATAGTCAAATGATCGATGTGCCTGTAATGTATGCAAATGGAGAGAAGTGGGCACAAGTACAAGCTAAGGGTTATATGAGAGATCGTAAGGGTAAAATTATGACACCGGTTATAACTATAAGAAGGGGCTCTATTGTAGAAAGAGATTCATTAAAAAGTTTAGGCGTGAATAATAATCCAAATGGTAATGATTTTATGTTTCAAAATAAACATACGATAGAAAACAGATATGATAAATTTGCAGTACAATATGGGAAGAAACGTAAGAAAGAATATTACCTAGCCCCTGTCCCAGAGTTTGTAGATGTATCATATGAATTATTATTATGGACGGAATATACAGAACAAATGAATTCATTAGTTGAACAGATTATGCCAACAAATGGATTTGCATATGGCACGACATTTAAGTTTCCAACCTTTATGTCTGATGTTACCTTTGATTCATCAAATGCAACTGGGGAAGATAGAGTAGTTAGAGCTACAATACCATTAACATGTAAGGCTACATTACTAATGCCATTTGAATTACAAAAGTCAACTCTACAAAAGAGATTGTCAGTTAAAAAGATTATATTTGGAAATGAATCTTTGGAGGAACCACCTGGTGGTTATTAAACAGAACAGCATATTTATATTAAATGAATAAAAAGGGAAAAAGTTATGGCAGAGCCAATTAAATTTACAAAAGAAGAACTAGATCAAATTACTACATTAAGAGATTCAAATGCACAGAAGATTTCTGAGTTTGGTCAAGTAGAATTAGAACTATTAATAGCACGTCAAAGAATAGAATCTTTAGATGTATCGAAGACAAAATTGCAAGAAGATTATATTCAATTGCAGAAAAATGAGTTGGATTTAGTTCGAACATTAAACGAAAAATATGGAGCTGGTCAAGTGGATCTATCAAGCGGTGAGTTTATTCCCGTAAAATAGATTGTTTGGCTTTATACTCAGATATTTATATGAAATTGATTAATAAAAGAGGAGCATAAAATGGCTGAAAAAATTGTATCACCTGGCGTATTTACGAATGAAGTAGATCAATCGTTTTTACCGGCCGGCGTTCAAGCAATAGGAGCTGCTGTAATTGGACCGACCCAAAAAGGTCCTGCAGGAATTCCGACAATAGTATCGAGTTATTCTGAATTTGTCCAAATGTTTGGAGCAAAATTTAATTCCGGGTCCGGAGGAGCAGAACAATCGTACAAATATTTAACTAACTATGCAGCACAAGAGTATCTTAAGTATGCAGATACATTGACGGTAGTTAGAATTATGGCTGGAGCATATGCACCGGCGA